GACCAGATCCTCGATGATCTGCTTTCGCTCGCGCCCTTTCACGAACTGCGTCTTGCGCGACAGCGTGTTACCGTCGAGGCCGCCCGCTCCCGCATCGTTGATGACCTTCAGCACCCGCTTCAGATCCCGCTCGCCATCGTTGTCGCCGACGCGCTCCTGTACCGCCTTGGCAAGCGCCGACGCGCTTTGCCAGGCGATGTCGTAGCCCCAGTCGAGGTCGGCGCGATCGATCGCAGGCAGTACGGGGTTGTTGGCGATCGCGCGCACCAGCGCGACCTTGAACGCGTTCTCGACCACCCGCGCCATGACCGCGCTAAGGGCCGTGCCTTCATGCTCGATCTTCAGCTCGCGCTGGTACTTCGTCATTTCGGCGGCGAGGCTGCGCGCCGCTTCGTCGGCATATTGGACCGCATAGGGCGAGGGGCGGGTCATCGCGCTGTCGCCGATCGGGAAGGTCGTATGCCCTTCGGCGCCTTCCGACACCCAGCGCACGGTGTTGACGAGATCGTCGGAGAACGGGGTGGGGGCAGGCGTGCGCTGCTCGGGATAGTTGCACGGCGTCTCGAAGATCATGATCCGCGCCAGCGTACCGTCCTCGACATGGACGGTGTTGAGCGAGTTCCAGAACACGCGCGGCGTCGTCAGCCCATAGATGTTCATGCACGGTTGCTCGATCGGCTGGCGCGCCTTCACCTTCTTGTCGCCATACTCGGTCCCGCGGAAGGTGCGGCTCGCGTTCGAGTAGAAGGCGGTCATGTTCTCGAGGATCTCGGTCACGTGCTTGGGCGCGCGCGACGACGAGGCGGCACGGAACAGAAAACCGATCTCGTCCAGTCCGAACAGGATCGCGGGCTGCAACTCCAGCGCCGACAGCATGCCCGCGCCCGATGCGATCTTCTCGCCGCCGAGGAACCGGTCGAGCCCGGCTTGCGCGAGCAGTTCGCCCGCCATCTCCAACGGATGGTTCTTGCCCGAACCGGACTCGCCGATGCCGATCGTGTACAGGTTGGTGCGCAGGCGCGTCGGTCCCGAATAGCGCCGACCGGCGACTGCGCCGAAAAGCGCCAGTGCGCCGCCCAGCGCGATCCACGGCTGCGGGCTGACCGCGGTTTCGTCGGCATGGTCGACGAACATGCGTAGGCCACCGGTGAGATCGCGCCGCCAGGCCGGCAGCCCCGGTGGCACCGACCATCGGGGCTCCGGCTCCTCGTGCCGCGGCGTCGGTCCCTGTCGGGCTTCGACGGACGCGATCAGCGCAGCGAGGTCGATCGTCGGCGCATTCGATGCAGCGTCGGCTTCATGGCGGTAGAGGAAGACGCCGTCCGGCCGCCAGCCGAACGCGCGCGCCCGCTCGAACAGCGTACCCGGACCGATCGCGCCGGCACCGCTCCGCCCGAAGCTGCGCCACTGGTTGCGTAGCGCCTTGCCGTCGTAGAAGCTCTCGCCCTTGGCGTTGATCTGCCGCGTTCCCGCCGACCAGCTATCCCACAGCTCGACGCCATCGCCACCGAGCCCGGCATGGATCGCCATGCCGATCGACAGCCATGCCTCGCGCGTCGCACAGCTATCGATGGGGATGGCAGCGAGCGCCTGCTCGACCGCCTCGCGCGTCGCCAGCTCCTTGTCGCCCGTCGGCCGTCCTTTCTGCTCGACCGGTGGCCAGGCAATGCCGAGGATGGCAGCGGCACGGGTGGCCCATTCCCGCGCCTGGGCCTCGCCGATCTCCGGCAGGTCGCCGATCTCGATGTCGAGCAGCGATCCTTCCGGCCATTCATAGGGCTTGCCCGTCACCGGATGGACACCGTGGGCCACGAACTGGCGGCCGACCCCCAGCACCTGGAGCGGCTTGGCACCGACCACGTCGCGCCGGTCGCCCGCCAGCACGTCGAACGAGGCGAAGGGCTCGGCGGCACGGTAGACCAGCACGCGCTTGGGACGCTGCCCGTAGCGGGTGGCGGGCGTGTCGCCGAGCAGCTCCCGGGTCATCGCATCGATGCGGTGCGCGAGATCGGCGTCGAGGACATCGATGTCGAAGCCGACCACCGCGCCGCAGGGAACGCCGATGCCAGCCTCCGGCCATTCCTCCCACGCCGCCATCTCGATCTCGGTCGGCATGCGCTCGCAGAAGCGCTGCCAGCCGCCGAGGTCCGCCCACGCGTTGGCGAGACTGTCCCAGCGGCCCGGTGCCTTGTCGGCCGGCTTGATCGGCAGGATCGGGAAGCCGTTGGCGACGAGCGTCGCGCCGTGCTGCTGGAGGAACGACGACATCAGAACGGAACCGCATTCTCTTCGCTGAGGCGCTGGATCTTCGCGGTCGCGGTGACGAAAACGGTCGTCAGCAACGTCCGCCACTCGTCCGACGTCATTGTTGCCAGGTCGGTCTTGCCGAGTTCGTCGAGATAGGCGCCGGCACGGTCGGACGCGGCGTCGATCGCCTGCGTCTCGTAGAAGTTGAGGTTGAACACGTTGCGTCCTTCAACGGAGAGGATGTTCAGGCAGCGAACCGAGCAGGCGGCGTGCGATTCCCGGTCGGGACTCCACCGGGGCGTGAAGGCGAAGCCGCGCGCGGCGCGTCCGCAGATCGCGCAGCTCACGCCGCGTTCGTCTGCTGGAGCGGATCGAAGTTCCAGGCGATGACGCGGGTGTACCGCCCCTCCATCCGGACCTTGATCGCGGTCGGCACGGCGAGTTCGGCACAGCGCTCGTAGGCGGCCTGAACGTCACCTGGCACCGGGACCGGCCCGCGCCGCATCCACCATGCTTCCGCCTTCGAACGCGCGAAGCCCGCATGCGACAGGCAGATCCACTCGCTGTGCGTGATGAGCCCGCAGCGATAGTCGACCCGGAGCGTCGGCGGGGCGTCGGGATCGTCGCGCTTGTGGTGGACGCCGTAGCTGACCTCGCTGACCTCGACCCATTCGGGGTCCGGGGTCAGGATCGCCTTGTCGTCCGCCTCCACCTTCACCAGCCGCTCGGGCGGCGGATACTCGTGACCGCAATCAGGGCAGACGCGGCTGGCGGTGCCGGTGGCCGACCCGCATTCCGGGCATTCCTTGAATGGCGCCGGACCTTCGCCCTTGGTCGGCTTCTTCACGAACGGCTCGTCGAAGGGGCCGTGGCGGGCGAGATTGCCGCCATAGTCGAGGACGAGACAATCGGGCTTCGCATCCGCCAGCGCTGCGAGACGCCCCTCGGTGGTGCCGAGATCGTGGCCGGGTGCGTAGACGGGGCGGGTGCCGCGACCGACCATCTGCACGTAGAGCCCGGTCGACTTCGTCGGCCGGGCGAGCGCCACGAGATCGACATGGCGCGCGTTGAACCCGGTGGTGAGCACGCCCATGCTGCACAGCGCCCTGATCTCGCCGGCCTTGTACCGGGCGATGGTCATGTCGCGGACACGCTGGTCGGTTTCGCCGACGACGACGGCGGAGGTGATCCCCCGGACGCGCAGCGCCTCGTCCATCGCCTCGCAATGCGCGACCGTGCAGCAGAAGACGAGCCAGCCTTTCCGGTCGCTGCCGGCGGCGACGATGCTGTCGGCGATCGCGGTCACCGTCGCGGGCTCCAGCGCCGAATGCTCGAGCTGTGCCGCTATGAATTCGCCCCCGCGCGTACCGACGCCTGCGGTGTCGATCTGTACCTCTGCGGTCTGCCGCGGCCGCGTCACCGGCCGGCACAGATACCCTTCCTCGATCAGCATGCGGGCGCTGGTCTCGTGCGCGATGTCCGAGAACAACGCATCCTCGCCTTCGTGGAGCAGGCCCGAGTCCATGCGGAACGGCGTCGCGGTCAGGCCGATCAGCTTCAGGTGCGGGTTGATCGCCTTCAGGTCCGACAGGAACCGCTGGTACATCGTGTCCGACTTGCGCGGGATCAGGTGCGCCTCGTCGATCAGGACGAGGTCGCACTGCTGGAGGTCGAACGCCTTGGCGTAGATCGACTGGATCGAGGCGAAGACGATCCGTGCGCCGAGATCACGCCGACCAAGGCCTGCCGAGTAGACGCCGGCCGGCGCTTCCGGCCATACCCCGATCAGCTCGGCATAGTTCTGCGCCACCAGCTCCTTGACGTGCGTGACGACGACGATGCGCGCGGCGGGATCGGCGACGAAGACGAGCTTGATGAACTCGGCCATGGTCAGCGACTTGCCGCTGCCGGTCGGCAGCACGACGAGGGGATTGCCCGTTTTCGCCATGAAATAAGCCCACAGCGAATGGATCGCCTGTTCCTGATAATCGCGGAGCTGGAGCGTCATGCCCTGCCTCCCGCCGTCCACCAGGCGGCACACTTGTCGCGGATGAGCTTGAGCCGCGCGGCCTGCTTGGGCGAGTAGCGCTGCTGGGTCGCGATGGAGACGAGGAAGTCCTTCTCCCATTGCGTCAGCACGGGAGCGCACTTGGCGACGATTGCCGTGGGCTCGGCATCGACCGGATCGAACACCGGCGGCGGAGCCGGGCGGCGTGGTGGCGCGGGAGGCGGTGGCGGCGGGGGAGGGGGCACCTGCCTCGGTGCCGGACGGCCGGCGCCGGCGAACAGCTCGGCCCAGGAGAGCCCTGCCTGCTGGCGGATGGTGTCGGCACGCAGCGCCGCGGCTGCGCGCTCGCCCATCTGGTCGGAGCCGAGCAGGCCGCAGACCTTGGCGAGACGGTCGAGGGTACGCTGGTCGGCGGTCATGCCGCACCTCCGTCGACCCAAGTCGATCCATCCGGCATCCGGTAGCTGACGCTGTTCTCGCAGGCATCGACCTGCTCGCCGGGCACGAGGCCGGGCAGGAACAGGTGCCGGGCGCAGCCGGCGGCCTGTTGGTCGTGATCGAGTTCGAGCCCCGGATGTCGCGCGCAGCTCCATCCGCCTTCGAGGTTGGCGGTGGCATGGAGACAGGTGCGGCAGTTCCGATCGGCCGATGCGCCATCGTGGCAGATCGCCGCGCGGTCGCACCAGCGGCACTGGAAGAAGTCGGGGCCGCCGATGCGGGCGGGCGGATGGTCGCTCGTGACGATCGTCCGTGCGCGCTCGATCAGTCGTGCCGCCTCGACCGGATCGGCATCGGTGCGCACGCTGTACCAATCGCGGCCGCCCGGCGTGCAGGCGACGAGCCAGTGCCGGGTCAGCCCGGCATAGTGCATGTAGAGCACCGCCTGCGCGTGGTAGGTCGGGTTCCACACCGCCAGCGCCTGCTTCCCGCCATGCTCGCGCACCGCCTTCCGCAACGCCGCCAGCTTCTTTTCCGCAGTCGCCTTGATCTCGACCACGTGCCAGGTCGCGGGTGCCTGCTTCAGCCCCAGCGCGACGCCGTCCATGTGGCCCTTCAGATGGCCGCCGAGATCCTCGAAGCCGAACTGCCGACCGCATTCGTCGACGTCGTGCAGCTCCAGCCCGTCGACCCGCTTCAGTCGCGCGATCGCTACAGCCTCGGTGGCGTGACCGTCGGCGAAGCGCTTGAGGGTCGCGGCATCGAAGTCAGCGAGGCTCGCCCAGCGGAAGCCGTACCAGAGTGCCCGCGCGCAATCGCCGCCGAGCGCGCTCATGCCGAGATAGGGGCGGGTCCGGCGCACCTGTGCCGCGACCAGCGCCGCGTCGGCCGCCGCCAGCGTCGGGTCGACCGGATCAGGGAGCGCGGCCATCAGGCGCCCCCCGCTGTGTTGTTGTCGGCAGCGTCCTGCAATTGACG